CACGTCTATATCGCCTCCTGAGAGCTGATTCTTTTCCAGCTCATCGGCTTCTTCAATAATATCTAGTAAGTCTTCTAAGAAGTTGACATCTAAATAATTAATATCGAGTTCACTAAACTCTAGTTCATCTTGAGCTAAGTAATCTGTTTCTAGTTCATCAAACTCTAGGTAATCAACATCTAAAATATTATCTGAACCTTCTGTTTGTTCCCCTTCACTAACAAAGTTAGGGTCTCTTTTTGGTGGATTAACTATTAACATGTTGTCAATAATATCCAGAGTCAAGTCTAGTATGACTGGTCTACTTGGTGCTGACTCAAACAGCTCTACTGTGGTAGCTTCATAGGGCTTATTAAGCACTACTTGTCCTGCAGCAGTTGAGACAACTATTTCGCCTGAAGAGAGTCCGTCTTCCTTTGGTAGTAAAATTATTAAGGACCTACCAAGCTCATCTACAGTCACTGTAAAGTCAGTACCTCTAATGCCTATGGTGGCACTAGGAGTTTCTATCTGGATATTTTCTTTGTTGATAGTGGCAAGTTTACCGGTAATAAAACGAGCTGTACCACTAGCAAACTTAAGAGCCATCTTAGATTTAGATGGGTCAGGGTCATAGATAAATTCATCTATAACGAGTTGTGAATGTTCGGTTAGACGAACTTGAGATTCATCTAGAAAGGTTATACCTATCCGACCATTGGAAGTTTCAACGTTGTCAAAACTATTAATACCAAAAGCAAGGGCAGCAGAGAAAGGGTCTTGTTCCCTTACTACTCTGCCTATGCCTTTTAGTTCTGTAATACTTCCAATACTAGCAGCTTGTGCTTGTGCCGCCATCGTTTTGAACGACACACACAGTACCACTATTACCAGAAGAGGTAATCTTGAGCCAATCACTTGCTAAGGTTGATGCTTGTGTAATGTTAAAGGTTCTGCTATTACCTGTCTGGTCTAAGTAAAAATAACCACCAGCATAACCACTACCTGTGTAATTAACAATGTTTGAGTCACCATCTATATCGACATAAGATGTGGCACTATCAATATCAATAGTAAAATCCAGTTGGTTACTATCACCATTAATAATCCAATCTAAGTCTAGATATTCTGATAAAGCATTTGTAGCAATGTTTAATTCAAAGTCATTGCTGGACCCTGTAACATCAACATAATAGTTACCACCATCGGCACTATAAGTATTGGTTGGGTCTACTTGTATTTCAAAGTTGTTGCTATCACCATCAAACTCAAAGAAACCTGTTAAAGAATCCAGTACTATGTCACCTAAGAATTTGTTAGTATCACCAAGTTGATTGATGTCCAACGTCATATTAGCACCAGTTAAATTAAATGCAGTCATCGTCCCTGTTACTGCATCAAGTCCGCCTATGATGTTAGAGCTACCAAGCTGTTCAACGTCTAAGTTAAGAGTTGCACCAACTTGATTAATATATATTTCATTATCAGCTTTTACAACAAAGCCTACTAAAGCAATTAAAAAAAGTAATCTATTCATATCTCCAATATCTCCTCTCTATTCCTTGTCGTACTATTTCTAGTACACTTGTCTCTATCGCTTTTTGGAGGGCAATAGAAACACTTTCATTTTGTGCTACACCAGATTCTAATTCCACTAACTTAGTCCCAGCTTCATAGAATCTAAAGACATCACTAGATACTCCAACAGATAGAATAGTCTTAGATGTCAGGACTTCTAATAATACTTCCCCTGTATTAACAGAAACCAATCGCAAAGAAACTGTAACTGTATCTTCACGATACTGGCGGCTTTGACCGACACCTAAGTATCTGGCTCCTCGTCCACCACTTTTCAAATTAGTGTCATAACCTATAACACCACCTTGAACTAATAACCCAGCAAAGATTAAAGGATTGAGTTCGGTATCGTCATCAAAGTCCTGCCGAGTTGTTCTAATTATTTGTCGTTCTTTTGTCAGGTTATCTAAACCTATACGTTCAACAACTGTAAAAAACTTACCACCTGCAGCATGTTTAAAAGCTCTAATTAAAAATGCATCTGGTGACTGTGTTATTGCTGAGCTAAACAAAGCAAAGGTACTATTACTCTTACGTTGTCCTGTTAAGTCTGTAAAACTATTAGGATATATAGCAATAGTCGGCTTAACTTTAGCCGCTGGTAGATTGTATAATTCTTGAGATTGTAATTCTAAAACAGTACTTGCTTGTCTCTTTGAATAAGCTCCGGGAATATCCTCATCTAACAGACCAGAATGCCTCCAGCTTGTACAACTAGAAAGTAAAAGAACCGATAGGAACAGTAATCTCTGTAGTATTCCCTTCTGCATCTGTGATTGTTAAAGTTATCATGGTGCCATCTTCACTGACACTGTATTCAATGGTATTTCCTAATAGCTCTAATGTTCCGCTTGTACTTGGGTCCTCACCAAATAAAGCATCAACAAGTTGTCTTGATAATTGTGCATAGATTCTAGACTCTAAGTTTCTAATAAATCTTGCAAGTGTGGTATTCTCAGCTTCTCTTTTTAGCTGTTCTTTGTAGGCTTTAAGTTCTGCTTTATTGGCTTCCTTTCTATTGAACTCTTGATTCTCTATAGTTAAATAATGTGCTGAAGTACCTATGCCACTGAAGGAAGGTGATTTAAATTTATGCACTATTTCATCTGCAATTAAATTACCATTAACACCTAACAGCAACACGATAAATGTTGTTACTAATATTTTCATTTCTAACTTCTCCTTAATCTTTTCTTTGGTCATCTCTATCTGCTTTTGCAACTTTTTCTAAATCTATTAAATTTGGCACACCTAACAATGTTTTCAAAAGTACGTCTTGTCTAATCGTTTGATTGTCCAAAGCCCTCACTCTGTCAATCAGACTAACAATAATGCCATATTGACTATCTAACTTTGTCCCTAGTCTCTGTTCCATAGCTGTTATTTGCTCAGCTACTTTCTCATCGACAACATCAAGTTTGGTTTCCATACCATCGACAATACGCATGATTAGTTTGTAAATAAACCAACCGAGACCTAATGCCGCAGCAATAGGAAAACCTACTTGTTGTATTATAGTGACTATCTCTTCCACTACTTATCGCTTGAGTTTGAAGCTCCAAAGTAGAAAGATATTACAGCACTTGCCAAACCTCCTAAGTAACCTAAGACAAGGTTAATAAGAGCTTCAGAGTTCTGTTCTGGTGGCTGTAGAGTTACTAAGAATATGTAACCTAAGAAACCACCGACTGTAGCTATACCCATGATACGAGCTGTCCAATCTTTACTAAAGTTCTTTCTAGCATCTTGAGTATCTGCTACTTCTAATCTGTAGACATCAACATCTAACTCTTTCATCTGTACTTCAAAAGCTTGTTCAGCTTTTTTAAGTTCTAGCATCTGCTCTGGTGTGGCTTCAGCAACGGCTTTCTCGATGGCTTTAGGGTTATTTGGACACCCAAGCACATCGGCAATCATATTCGCAGCCATACCGCCCATAGGACCGCCTAAAGCAGTACCTAGAGTAGGAGCAACTGCACCAACTATATTCTTCAATATATTTTTCATTTTACTTCTCCTAATACTAATTCTTTTAACTCTCTGCTTCTTCGTCCCACTTGTCTGAACCACTTACTATCTTCCATTTGATTTGCCATTTCTTGCCAATCATGTGACCGACAAGCTTTCAACATGTTTTGAAATTTGCTTAATCTGGTACCGCCTAAGTTAAAGCACATATTAACCAAGACTCTTTGAATAGCATCTGGTAATAAATAAAAAGATTCTTCTTCACCAAACACATGTATCGCCTCTACTAAATGTTTATTGAAATCATCTTCAAAATATATGTCAGATACTTCTTGAGTTATTGGAGTACCAACTTCCCAACCATGTTCGGGGTCGTGTGGCTGTATTAAATGCCCTACTCCTAAGGTTTTGTAACCCAAAGAATCGACATAGACTTCGAGTAGTTCGCCCTCGTGTCTTTTTATTTCTTGTTTGCATAGTTCTATATTCATTATATTAATTCTTCCATTTGTTTCTCGAGTTCTGTTTTACCTGAGTAAGATTCGCCAGTATAAGGATTGATTCTATCGGCTGGAATATCTTCGACATCACTAACTGGATAATCTTTTGAAACTTTTTGACCTTCAAAGTATTGTTTTCTTACCTCTCCTCCTTTAGCATATCTAGGTAAAGGAACTACGTCTTTATCTTCTTGTTTAGCAGCTTCTAAAATACTTTCATCAAGACCTATTAATTGTCCAACTTCTTCCCTTCTTGTAATATCTTTACCGAAAGGAGCCACTACTTCTACAGCCCTTACTAATCCAGTTCTAGGTTTTCCTGTAACTCCAGTTTGAATAGCTGCAAATAAATCATTTACCATACCAAAAACAGGGTAAATAGTTTCAATAGCATCATTACCATAAAATTTGAAAGAGTTTATTATCTTATCTAAATACCAAGGCATTGTCTGTCCAGAAAAAACTGCCGAATCTGCCATAGCATCTGTCAACATTTTTAAATCTCCCTCATCTATAGCTTTAAAAAATTGACCATGATTTTCTCTAAAATCTTTACTTGGATTGACAGCTACATATAAATCTCTAACTGCAGCATATAAAGGTAAAGACGCTAACATCATTGCGGCAAGTTTACCATCACCATCTTCAATACGTCTAACTAAAGCATTTGTTTGCGAAGCCTTAGCCTGTGCCCAAGATAAAAAACTACCTGCAAATTTCATAGCTGGATTTCTAGATTGAGAAAATAATCTTCTATTACCTATTTGTGGAATAAGAGCATCTCTATCTGCTGACCTGCGACCTGCTCTTTCAACAAACTTTTGACCTAACTTATCCTCAAAAGCTTCATCAAAATTTTTAAATTTACCAAGGTATGAAACTTCGTCTTTTGTCAAGCCAAATAAATCAATCTCTCTTTGCTGTGCCCTAGATAATTTACCTTTTTTAGAAGCAATTCTACCTAAATCATAAGCTCTAATTGCACCAGCATCAAAAGCAAACTCTCTAGCAAATCTTGTTACTCTACCTAATTGTATAATTTCAAAAAATTTTCTTTGAAATTCTACTAAAGCTCGTTGTGGTCCAGTATTAGCTTGTAAACTCCAGTTATCTAATTCTCTATGTAGTGCTCCATTATATTGTCTATTTGAAAAAGCTCTACCTAAAGGACCATCTTTCATCCCAGCTCTTTGACCTAATGCTTCTGAAGGTTTAGGACCTCCTTTCATTTGTTTAATGGCTGACTTAAATGCAGCTGAATAACCACTATTTTGTATTGTTTGAATAGTATCACCTAAAGAAGGTATAGCAACTTTAGTCAGTTTAGTAGTGGCTAATAATGTCTGTAAGGCTAATACAAATGTTCTTTGCATTTCTCCTTCAGGAAGTTGTCCAAATACTCCAAAATATGCATTTACAGTTTTACTTATATCATTTATATCATTTTTATATAAGTCTCCTAATGATTTATTATTTTTCCAATTCTTATCTATACCAGAGTAATAATCATCTAATTGTTTTTTAAGTGCTTGAATGCCTTCTCCTCTGGCACCATACCTTCTAGAAAATTCAGCTACTTTAACTGAGTTATCAAATAAGCTTAGATGGGTAGCGATAGGGTCTTGGATAAATAAATCTTTAGCTAAGGCTCTAGCTTCTTGGTCAAATAACACCCTTTCATTTTCAAAAAATCTAGCAGAATGTACAATGTTTTCATTTTTGTTTAATGCTACTCCATTGTTTTTTATAAAAGCTTCAGTAGCATCTTTAGCTAAAAGTCTTTCTGAATCTAGTACTAATTGTCTTCTCAGATTATCTGATTTTTGTAAATAATTAATAGCTAAGCTTTCAGCTTGTTTGTCACTTAAAACTTTAATTGGCTCTAAACTTCCATCTTTATTTACTTTAGAAAAACCAGCAACCTTTTTACCTTTATTATTTATACTTTGAACTTTAAAAGAATTTTTTATAATATCAACTGCTTTATTAAAACCAATGGAATCCAGTTTATTTCTATCTAAAATCTGTGTTAAACCATACGACTCTAGTTCAGTAAAAGAAATACCTGCTTTTTTCATATAGTTTTTAAAACTAACATCTAAGTTAAATAAATTGTCAGCTAAAGAAACTGCTTTCTCATTTTGCAAATCGCCCTTTTCTAAGAATGAATATTTAGCTTTAGAAGGCATGTTACGTTGTTGTAATATTCTTCCTGCTGCTAAAATAGTTGCATCATCGTTATCACCTATTATATTAAATAATCTTTGAGTAAAATGTTCTAAGGAAATATCTGATAAACCCTCAACAGAATCTTTTAAGGTTTGTCCAGTTTTTAATGAAGCACCCTGATTCCTTAAAAAATCTAAGCCAAATTTTTGTAAAACAGGATTTCTAGATTGTAAGTAAGTAGCATGAGTACCTGCCAGTAAAGATTTAAAATTTGTTCTATGAGAATTTCTAAATATTTTTTCTATTTCACCATTAACTAATTTTTTAATTTTTACTGGTAAATTATATTTTGTTAATTCTAATCTTTTAGAAAAGAAACCTGCAAAAGCTCCTACTGCCATCCCAGTATAAAGACCCTCATCTG